ATGTGGAGACGCAAACCAACATTGCCGGAATGAACCGCACCATCAATACGACGGCTGATCAGTTGCAGACCTATTTTCGCCGGAAACGGATTTCACGGCGCCAATACAATGCGGGGGATATTTTCCAGCAATCGTTCTACGCCGCCGGTATTGGCCCAAATTTTACGACGCTCGATCTTGCCAAGGTGCGCGTCGACCACGGCTCTGGTGACGCTGACAGCCGCCACATGGCCCGTGAAAGCCTGTATCAGTCTTTGAGGTTCGTTGGCCAGCCCCTGAGTCGGGTCCTGGTCCATGTCTGCGGCCATGGCCATCCGGCGGGCAGTTGGTCCGGCGTTGGCGATACGGCGCGCCCGGATAAGGAGGGCATGACGGCACTACGTCTGGCGTTAAATGCCCTTGCAGAATACTACAGGTTGACATGATGGGCCATTGGGGTGTAAAAAACATTAAGTTGGGAACTTTACGTTCTCTTCTCCTATTGTTAGTGAAAACCTCCCTGTTACGAACTGGCCCAGTGATCGCTGGGCCATTTTTTCGGAGAATGTGATGGCTGGCGTCCCCACGGCCAAGCGCAAAGAAATCTGTGCGCGTGTTGTCGAATTAATTTCTGAAGGTGTCGGCGTAACCTTCGCCGCCAATCAGGCCGGCGCCGATCGCAAGACCATCTGGCGCTGGCGTCAGCAAGACAATGAATTTGATGCAGAATACCGCAAGGCGTATCTGTTTACGGTGGAGAACGGCATTTCGGAGGCCAAGCGCGCCCTGGAAGCAGCCCAGAGCCGCGACGAGATCCTCAAGCACGGCAAGTTGCTCAACCACGCAGAATGGGAAGCCGAGAAACTTCTAAAGCATTATCAGCCGATCCAGAAAATGGAAGTGGAGCATTCCGGCCCCATGGTGATTGGCTGGGATGACCAACAGGTCTGTCCCAAATGTGGTCACAACATGTCCGACGTATCCGACGTGACGATTGTGGAGAATGACGATGGCGCGGGATTACAAGTCGGAATACCGGAATTATCACAGCAAGCCGACGCAGAAGAAGCGGAGGGCCGGACGTAATGCGGCTCGAAGGCAGATGGAAAAGGACGGACGGGTCTCGAAGGGAGATGGCAAAGATGTTGACCACAGAGACAGAAACCCCCGCAACAATGCAAAGTCGAATCTCCGCGTGGTTTCAAAATCTCGAAATCGTGCGCGCAATTCTACGCTGGGCAAAAGGTCCGGCAGAAAACGATCAACCATTGGAGGAAAGTCCTGATGGCCTTGAAAGCGAAGAAAAAGACGTCCGCAAAAAAGGTAAGCGCAAAGCCAAAGCGCGCACGAACAGACGACGGTCAGTTCGTTCCTGATGATCCCGCAACCCCTAACATCAACGAAGCCTTCGTCCAACCGGACGCGGACCAAGCGCGCCGGGAAGCGCAAAGGGCCAAGTTCGCCCCTAAAACCGGCGGTACTGGTACCCGACGAATTGGTGGGAAGCTCGTTTAGATCCCTGCCGGAAGTCATTGACGTTGAACCCGCCGCCAGCTTGCTGGTGGGCGACTACAGTTTTGACCACGAACATATCGCGCCCATCGTGGAGCGCGTCAGAGAACTCGAACCAAATATTTCGACAGAGGCGCCTGCCTATTGCCGCGTGGAAGACCGCGAACTGGGCCACGAATGGCACACCGATGTCGGCACGAAACGGCACATGCAGTGGTGCCTTGCGTCGGCGCGGGTTCTGTTATCGCACCCCAATGAGTTTACCGGGGGGGAGTTGGTGATTCAGCACGACAACCAGAACACGCACTTTCACGGCTGGCGTGATCTGGTGGTGTGGGGGCCGGATTTGAAACACATGGTGCGCAGGCACAAGGGAGAGCGGCGCGTGCTGTTGATGTTCTTTGCCGGAGCATAACCGCATTGTCATCCCTTACACGCCAAGGCCATTACAGAGGGAGTTTCACCAGAAACAACGGCGCTTTTCCGTCGCCGTCTGCCATCGACGTTTTGGCAAGACGGTCATGGCCATTAACTGGTTGCTGAAGGAAATACTTACCAGCACCCGTAAGAACGCTGTCGGAACCTATATCGCCCCCACCTATTCAGCGGCAAAAAGAATTAGCTGGGTTATGTTGCGGGAATACGCTGGCAACATCCCAGGGGTTCGTTTTAACGAAGCCGAATTGCGCTGCGATCTGCCAGACGGGAAAAAAATATACCTTCTGGGAGCCGAGTCGCCGGATGCACTCCGGGGCTTGGGACTGTCTGCCGCCGTGATGGACGAATTTTCGGACATGAATGCGCGGCTCTATCCAGAGATTATCCGGCCTGCCCTTTCCGACTTTGGCGATGGCAAGGCGCTCTGGATTGGCACGCCCCGCGGAGAAAATCAGTTTAAGGAAATCTATGATCACGCCGTTGAGCGCATGGAAGCTGGTGACCCGGAATGGTTCGCTATGAAGTTTCCGGCAAGTCAGACGGGCGTGCTCTCGCAAAAAGAATTGGATGACGCCAGAGCCATCGTCCAGGACGAAAGCCAGTATTTGCAAGAATACGAAGTAAGTTGGTCGGCGGCATTGGTTGGCAGTTACTTTTCTTTCCAATTAGACGCGATCGATGCCAAGGAGCAAATCGGCAACGTCCCCCACGAACCAAACCTGGAAGTAATTACAGCATTCGACCTTGGCATGTCAGACGCCACATCGATCTGGTTTGCGCAACAGCATCCAAGGTCGGGTGAAATACGTCTGATCGATTATTACGAAGCATCGGGCGAAGGGCTGCACCACTACATCAAGGAACTGAAGTCCAAGCCCTACACTTATGCGAGACACTTTTTCCCCTTCGACGTAATGGTGCGCGAATTGGGGACTGGGTCGTCACGGTACGAAATGTTACAGAGTCTTGGCGTCCGTCCGTCCATCGTGCCGCGCCTGCCTGTCCAGGACGGCATCGAGGCCGTGCGTGCGCTGTTGCCGCGATGCTGGATTGATCGAAGTGCCTGTGCGCCAGGTCTGAAAGCCTTGCGCCATTATCACAGGACCATGAACCAAAGAACGGGAGATTGGAACTCCAAGCCAAACCATGATTGGTCCAGCCATGCCTGTGATGCCTTTCGATATCTGGCAGTTGGACTCCGCGACGGCGACGAAGACACCGACCTAGCCTACATGGCACGCACCGGCATGACGACGGGCGGCGAACGGGTCATCGATCCCGGAGACGGTGCCTTTGGTTGAGATCCGACCAGCGGCTTATGCCGACGTGGTTTACATTGCACGGCGACTGCGGGAAGCCGATGCAGAGGAAATTTACCCGCATTTTTTTAACCCGACGCCGGAAAATTTGGCGTTTATGTCCGTCAGAAATCAATTTTCTTATGTGGCCTTTGCCAATGGAGAGCCGGTCGCCGCATGGGGGGCTGGCATGAAATACCCTGCGGTCTGGCAGTGTTGGATGTTCTCCACCGATCGATGGATGGATGTGGCCCTGTCGGTGACGCGATTTATCAAGCGTGAGTTTGCACCACAGATCATTGCGACGGATGCGGTGCGGCTCGATTGCTGGTCGGCTGATGATCACCACGTCGCCCACCGCTGGCTGGAGATGCTGGGATTTATTCGCGAAGCGAGTGTTGAAGATTACGCCGCAAACCGTGTGACGTATCACTGCTATTCGATCACGCGGTCGCGATTGGAGAGAGACGATGTGTTTTAACAATAACCCACCGCCCGTACAGCAACCGCAGTTGGCGTCTCTGGAACAGCCGGATTCGGACCCACAGGTGCGCGCAGCCGAAAACACCATCGTGCGTCGACGGGCTGGCGCTGGGGGCAAAAGCAAAAACATTTTAACGTCGCCGCAGGGTGTAACGGAAGTTGCGAACCTCGGCGTCAAGACATTGTTGGGAGCCTGATATGTGTGCTGGTGGAGGTGGAGACGGTAGCTCTGGTGCTGGTGACGACATGTATGGAGAGAGAACGAGGAGCATTAATAATCCAGACGGCACTCCGAATACATCAACCTATAATTACGCGGACAGCACAATAGGTCGATTTATGGGAGACAACCGCTCAGATCAGGACATAGCCAACGATAGGGCGCAAACAGAGGCACTAGAGCGAGGTGATGAAACATTCAAATTGGCGGGTGGCGGGACAACGTCAACACGGGGTTATTCCCGCGACATGGTCGCACCCTCTCGCGGTGGTGCTTTAGACCGCATGGCTAATCCGAGTATTGGCCTTGGAGATGTGCTTGGGTTAGGCGTCAGGGCCGCTGTGGGTGGTCCTGTCGGCATGGTTGCCGGACAAATTGCAGGCAGAACATTTACGTCCATGTTCCCGTCAACAAGCGTCCGCATGAGCACGCTCGGCAGTGGTCGTGGTAAGGCTGGCACTGGTCAATAGCCATGGCGATCACCTATCGGGGAGAGCGTTTTTCTGGTTACAACAAAATTAAACGAACGCCAGGAAAAAGTAAGAAATTTGCCGTCTTGGCAAAGAAAGGCGACACGGTCCGCTTGATCCGTTTCGGCGATCCCAAGATGAGCATCAAGAAAAGCAACCCGAAACGTCGCGCGTCATTTCGCGCTCGGCACAAGTGCGCCACGGCAAAAGATAAACTGAGCGCACGATATTGGTCTTGCAAAAACTGGTGATTGAAAATGGCAAAACGTGGATTGTACGAAAATATCCGGCGCAAGAGAGCGCGCATCAAAGCCGGTTCCGGTGAGAAAATGCGGAAGCCCGGAGACAAGGGTGCGCCTACGGCAAAAGCCTTTCGACGTTCTTTGCTCACAGCAAAAAAGGAGAAATAGACATGCCAAAAGGAAAAGGGACTTACGGCTCCAAGGTTGGACGGCCACCCAAGAAGAAGCCCGTTAAGACGAAGAAAAAATAATGTGTACGCCTGATGCCGAAGCGCAGGCCAAGCAGTCGGGCGGCAAAAAGATTAAGGCCGGTCTTGGCGCACGCCTCGACAAGGCCCAGCGCGTTGCCAGCGCCACAACCGGCGGCGGCACCTACGGCTCCACAATCATGGACGGTACGCCCAGGAACGCGGGTGTGGACGCGCAACGTAAAATTTCCCTGATGGGGGTCTGATGAAAAATTCAACCGACACAGACGAAATCTTCCGACGCTATGAATTGCTGAAGAAGAACCGCGCCAACTGGGAAAGTCATTGGCAAGAAATTGCAGAGCGCATTTTGCCCCGATCGACAGAGTTCGTTGGTGAGCGGTCACCGGGCGACAAGCGCACTGCCGTCATGTACGACTCCACAGCGGCCTTGGCCCTGGAACGGTTCGCATCGGCAGTGGAGTCTTTGTTGACACCCAGAGGCGCACGCTGGCACACCCTGCGCGCATCTAACCCGTTGATCGATCGCGACGACGACGCGCGCCTGTGGTTTGATGCCGTGACGGATATTATCTTCCGTTATCGCTACCGGCCTGCCGCTAATTTTGCCAGCCAAATGCACGAAGGCTATGTGCAGCTTGGCGCATTTGGTAATTCACTCCTGTGGGTTGATGAATCGACAACCGGCGGCTTGTTATATCGCAACACGCACTTATCGGATTGCTATTTCGCTGAAGACGAAAACGGCGCCATCGACACGGTGTATCGGGTCATGGACGTATCGGCACGCCAAGTCATGCGCATGTTCGAGGACGGTGACCTGTCCAATGCTATGAAGCGCAAGGTCGAAAAGTCGCCGGACGATCGATGCAAGATATTGCATGTGGTCATGCCCCGCACTGATCGCGATCCGACGCGGCGGGACCGGCGCAATCTGCCATGGTTCTCCGGCTATTACGAGATGGAGGACCAGCACCTCATTGAGGAAGGCGGCTTTGACGAGCTGCCCTACATCCCGTCCCGCTATGTGACGGGACCGCGAGAGGTCTACGGGCGGTCGCCTGCCATGACCGTCTTGCCAGAAATTAAGATGATCAACGAAATGTCCAAGACCGTCATCCGGGCGGGACAGAAGGTTGTGGACCCACCGCTCCTGATTGCGGACGACGGTGTTGTTTTTCCGGTGAACACAAAACCTGGCGGGTCCACCTTTGCGCGGTTGGATGGGCGAACCCAAGCCCCCATCCAGCCGTTGCAGACCGGCGCGCGTGTCGACATCGGCATGGACATGATGGAACAACGCAGGCGCGTTATTAATGACGCTTTCCTGATTACGCTGTTTCAAATCCTTGTGGAAACGCCCTCGATGACGGCGACGGAGGTGTTACAACGCTCGCAGGAAAAAGGCGCACTCTTGGCACCCACGGTGGGTCGACAGCAAAGC